CGCACCGTAAGCGAGTTAAGGAAGCCTACCATCCCGAGGTTGATGCAAACCCGGAATCGGTTCCCGACCGCAGTGGTTGGCTTCTAATGCAGCATCCAAAGATCGAAACTGCATTCATGGCACTCCACTGCACTAGTCACTCCTGGAAGGACGACCAACGAGTAACGAGTGCAAACTCGGGTGCATTTGCTTACTCCTGGACTTGTGATGATGGCGTTTCGCCTTGGCCCAGGGATCCGTTCTATCATCAGGATCATGCAGCTCACATTAATCACACGGATAAGATCCGTATATGCTCTCCGGAAGGTATCCTAACAGGTGTGCTCGAGTACCGAACCCCATGTGTATCCGTTAACGCAGCTCCTCATTTTAATCGCGTAGCAAATGAGCAGCTTCAACTCCTTGCTATCAAAAGATTCCATCCGTTAGGGGAACTGGCACACGACGCTCGTTATCTTTGGAGCCTGCTTGCAACGATTAACGATTTGCCCACTTCGTTGGTTAGCGTGAGACCTGATCATGGATACTTCTCTCGAGGCAAGTATAGAAAGTTTTCCGAACACACTGTAATCAGCCTCACAGTTCCTGCGAAACGATACATCATTACAGCCAAGCGAGCGATCGCAGTTGCTCGGCGCCGCGGACATCAAGTCCGTGGGCACTGGCGTAAGAATCGTTTTCATCCAGGCGAGCGTGTTTGGATCCGTGAGCATGTACGGGGTGACACATCACTCGGCTTCGTCCTACACGACTACACTGTCGAACACCCAACGGAGGATCAACAATGAAAAAGTTATACCTAATAAAAATGCAGTCAGATGAAAATCCGCGCATGTTTTATAAGGAATATGTGATAGCTGAAAGTCTTGTTGTTGCTCGACAAGTTGTTCAAGAAAAATGTCCAAACTACAGTTTTTGTTGGTTTGCAGATTTTCATCTTCCTGAAGACCTTCAGAAGGATGTTGTAGATTTCTTTTATCCGGATGGTTTCCCGGAGCATCTTCGATGAAATTCTTATTCGACATGACCCATATTACAATCCTGCACACAGCAGAGACAGCTCAAGAACTTTTGTTCGATGACGATAGCTGGCCTGCCCATATGGCTCATGTTCGAAGTGTGCGAATCGAAGGAATAGATGATTCTTTGTTTCTTGGCAGCCGTAAAGATTGGCATGAGATGAATTTACGGCGTCTTTACCATTGGTTAAAGATGGATCCTCCGCTTTCCCCTACTAAAATGGACGATAATGCAATTCTATCTCTACGAATACGCATTCGAAACTTTATTGCTGCGAGTTTGCACCTTGAACCCAATACACTACCGCCACTAGAGCCCGTGCTCGCTACAGTCAGCGCCCCACCTGCACCGAAACCCATCCGCCTCCCAAATGCTAGTCGAGGTTCCGTGGGGCCTCTCATTCATCGTGTGGCAACTGAGATGTGGGAAGCGGCAGGCAGTCCTAAAGATATCCCCGCCATCTTAACGCTGCGACAAACAATTATGAAGACACTTAACGACGAACATAAGATCAAAACTTCTACAAGTAGCAATGAACTTGGCCGTTGGCAGAAACAGATTTTGAGCTTGTGACTATTCAAACGGTGGACCGCTACATTTAGTAGCTTGACCTTCCCGACTATCCATGCTACAGTAGCATCTTCCCTGCCTTCTCTGCTTTTTACTATTCTGCCCAACGGAGCCCTTCAATGACCGACGACCCACGCCTGCTCCAATGGCGAAATCTTCCCATGGAGCTGCGTTTAAAGAGGCAGTGGCTCGTTGCAAATCCAGGAAATAAGAATCCACTTTTCCATAAGAACAATCAGTTCTATAACGCTTCCGTATCCATACATGCTAGCTCGCAATGGATGACGTTTGAGGAAGCGACAACTATAGCTCTCACATACAGTCTCGCAATTGGCTTCGTCATTATGGAAGGCGAAGACATTACTTGTATTGATCTTGACGTAAAGCCCAACACCTTAAAAGAGCGTCTGGACCTATACGATAGTATTGTTCATTCGTTTGATAGTTACAGTGAGCGTTCTATTGGTGGACAAGGTATCCATATATGGTGTAAGGGGAGCATCGGACTCGGCCGCAAGCGTGACGGTGTAGAAATCTACAGCCAGAACAGATTTATGATATGCACTGGCAATGTATTGCATCAGAAGGAGCAATTGGAATCTAGGCAAGAGAAGCTGACTAAGATGGTTAGTCAGATGCCTCTGTCTGCAGACTATAGCGAGATCGTTCTTGAAGAGCTTCCACAGATTGAAACAGACGAAGACGTTGGGCGCAAGCTGTTCGAAGTGGAAGACGCAAAGATGCTCTGGCAGGGCATGTGGCGCGAACTTGATCATCCGTCGCAGTCTGAAGGCGATCTGGATTTGATGGTTTACCTTGTACGCTTTAGTCCTTCGAATGAACAGTGTAGGCGTCTGTTTCGACAGTCCGGGCTCGGAAAGCGAACCAAAGCAAACCGAGTAGATTACATCTCGCGTACTTTGCGCCATGCTCGGTTTATCCGTCAAAGCGAACTGGTAGATATCGAAGCAGGTAAACGTAGCTCCGAAGCTATTGCTGCTAAATATGATGCTATGCAGGCTGAATTGAAACAAGCCGCTAACGGATCTTATCCTGTTGAATTCTACTCTGCTCAATCATTTATACAGACCTTTGAACCTCAACCTCAACTTAAAGAAGAAGAGGAAGAAAGCAATGCAACTCCTATTGAATTTCCTCCCGGGGGACTTGGATATCTAGCGCATTATTTCTATCGTGGATCAGTCTATCCTAATGCTGAATTCTCAGTAGCAGCAGCGATTACAGTAATGTCTGCTCTCTGTGGGAGAGCTTGGAATACCCATACATCTGCAGGATTGAATACTTATAATCTTGTTGTTGCTCCTTCTGGTATGGGTAAAGAACAAATGGCAACAGGAATCAGTAGATTAATAGATGTCTGTGCTGAAAAATTTCCTATGTTCAAAGACTTCTTTTATTTTGGAACTTTTGCAAGTGGACAGGGCCTAACGAAACATTTCAATCCAGCACGAACCTGTTTCGCTCAAATTTTACCAGAATTTGGAACAGTAATAAAGCGATTCTCAAATGGCCGTGATGAAAATATGCAAGGTCTGATGTCTCAGATGCTCGATTTCCATTCGAAAGCAGGACCAAAATCAGTATCGAATGCAATCAATTATAGTGATGCAACTAAAAATATAGCTTCAGTTAGATCACCAGCATATAGTTTCCTTGGAGATACTACACCTGAAGTTTTTGAGAGCGTCAACGCATTTCTTCTTAACAACGGATTCATTTCGCGATTCAATATTTTTGAATATAAGGGGCTTCGATCCCCATTAAACGAACATATAGATTATTCAATTGATCCTGGGTTTATAGAATATCTAATTATGCTTGCTCGAATTTCTGATCTTATCTCCACTCAGAAAAAGGACCCCATTACTGCTAGAATGGATACGGAAGCTAAAATTCAATTTAATAATTTTGAAAGATATTGTGACGGTAATTATAACAAGGCAGTTAGAACTAGAAGTGGAGATATTGAACATCATATGTGGTCCCGTTCTCTTACTCGAATTAATGTTCTAGCAACTCTTGCTGCAATTCTTGATGCACCTCCGCCTACGGCACAAGGGATTGTTACTCAACCGGTCGTTACAAAGGCTCACTGGAACTATTTCGAACAAATGGTAGTGAATGATATAAACAACTTTAAAACTAAACAAGAGTCCGGTGACATAGGAACTGGTGATACTGTACAGATTAAAAAACTTGAGAAACTTATTGATGACTATCTATGTAGAACTGTTCCAGAGAGCTATAAAATCAAATCAGAATTACAAGCATCCGGAAAAATTCAATACAGTTATATCCGGCAACGAATGCAACACATACCTTCTTTTAAAACTGACGGTAACTTCGATGATAGGAAATTGAAAAATTCAATTCATACTCTTATCCAGATGGGGAGACTTAAAGAAATTAAAGATCCATTTGAAAAGGGAATGATAGGGGGCGATCTATATTGGGTCAGAGGCACATAAGATGCTTGCATCCGGTCACAGAATGTGTTACACATTAGGGAGCTACAACAACGGAGGTATTTGCTATGGTTCTAATTCCAGAACGCGAGGTGACCCACCAACACCTCAAAGAATGGTATGCTTTAAAGCAGCAGCTTGATGAGCTGAAGGGCAAGGAAGTTGTTCTTCGGCAGTTCATTGTTGCTGGATTGTTCCCCGATCCAGTAGAAGGCGTTAACACTCACCCATTGAATGATGGAACGGGCGCCGTTGCTAAAGCGACGCACGTTATCAATCGTTCTGTGCAGGTTGAGCCGCTTGAAGAGCTTCGTAAGTCGCTCGAGAGTGACAATAACTTGCCCAAGCTGGACCTGGATAAACTGGTTCGGTGGAAGCCGGAAGTTGCAACTAAAGAGTACCGAACTCTTACTGACGAAGAGAGGCACTTGTTCGATCAGGTGCTTGTGATCAAGCCGGGTATGCCTGGATTTGAAATCATGATTCCAAAGAAAGGAAGCTAATGGCACTAAATTTCTCTACCGCTTCACAAGAGTCTGCCGGTAACGGCATCAAGGTGCTTGTGTACGGGGGCTCGGGGGTTGGCAAAACGGTTCTCACTGCCACACTCCCGAATCCCGTCTTGATCTCCGCCGAATCGGGCGCCTTGTCTCTTCGTGAAGCTAATCTACGTCGTTTGTTTGGTGATGATCAATCCATCTGTTATAACATGCCTATCATTACCATTCGAACGGCAGATGATCTGCGTGATGTACATCTCTGGTGTACACAGAGCGCAGAAGCAAAGAACTTTCAGAGCATTGGATTGGACAGCATAAGTGAGATCGGTGAGGTTGTTCTCAACAATGCCAAACGGCAAGTGAAAGATCCAAGACAAGCCTACGGAGATCTAATCGAACAGATGGAAACTGCGATTAGGGCTTTTCGGGATCTTCCTGGTAAGAATGTTCTCGTCTCCGCAAAAATGGAGCCGATGAAGGATGAATTGTCTGGTGTCGTTAAGTATGGTCCGTCGATGCCCGGAGCTAAACTTGGACCTAAGCTGCCTTACTTCTTTGACGAAGTCTTTCGTCTTGGAATAAATAAGGATCCGCAGGGAAAGGAATATCGTTTCCTGCAAACGCAACCTGACCTTCAGTACGAAGCGAAGGATCGAAGTGGAGCTTTGCTTATCACAGAGCCTCCACATCTGCACTACATCTTCAACAAGATCATCAACGCATAAGGAGACACCGATATGGTGCAACTTAACTTCGACGCACGGCAACACGCTCCCCTCGACAATGACCCTCTTCCGGAGGGGTGGTATAACTTCATCATTGACGAGTCGAACGCAGTTCCAACGAAGGATGGTAACCCTAACCACCTTCGCCTAGTTCTGCGTTTCTCCGTCATGGATGGACCACACCAGGGCCGCAAGGTCTTCAACGGTCTGAACATTCGCCACACTAACGTTCAGACGATGGAGATCGCAAACAGGGAATTGAGTGCGATCTGCGCTGCCGTTAACCTGCCTTACGTTCAGGATACACAGCAGCTTCACAATATCCCGATGAAGGGGCGCGTGAAGATCCGCAAGGATCCCACGGGTCAATATGACGATCAGGCGGAGATCAAGAGCTACAAGCCCATCAACTTCGTACCGCCTGTGGCTCCTGGTTTCGTTCAACAGGGCGCAGCGGCAGCAGCACCCCAGACGGCGCCAGCAGCTCCGCAAGGGTGGATGCAGACGCCGCAGTCTCAACAGGCTGCTCAGCAAGCTGCACCGCATCCGCAAGCTGCTCCAAACGGAGGTTGGCAGCAGCCGCAGCAGCCGCAGCCGTGGGGACAGCCTCAGCAGCAGACCGCCCCGCAGCCGGTAGCGCCGCCGGTACAGCAGCCGACACCAACTGCACCGCCACCGCAGCAGCCCGCGCCAGCTGGGTTCGCTGCACCGACCCCGCCTCCACCTGCTCAACAGGCTGCTCCAGCTCCGGCATCCCCGGAAGTTGCAGCAGCTCAACAGGCAGCTCCACCTTGGGCGCGGGGTTAAACGTAACCAACTCAAGGGGGTCCCATCCGGGGCCCCCATTTCATCTGCAACGGAGACAATTGCGGAGAGAAAATGAACGGCATCGAAAAGTTAATCGCGGACCTTAAATGGCGCGGTCCGAACGACAAGCCAATGGGTCATATTGTGTTAACTCGAGAACAGGCTGAGAGTATATTAATCGAGACACAGATGCTTTGGGAATCCGTAGCTAAAAAGAATGAGGAGATACTACAATTGAGAAAGGATAAATCTTAATGGTCGATATTGCGATTGATCTATGCCTTGCTATCGATAAAGCTATCCAAGTAGATCAGGGGGCAACCTATCGAGGTTGGCTTGGTAAGGTACTCCCGCATATGTCAGATGCATATCGGGACACTGAGGAATCGCATCGAAGCCACATGGGGGCTTCGCAGCTCGGCCAGGACTGTGGACGAGCCGTCTGGTACAGTTTTCATTGGACAACTAAGGCAGCCCACAGTGGCCGTATGCTTCGGCTATTTAATCGTGGCCACATTGAAGAAGCCCGTTTCATTGCAATGCTGCTCACTGTTGGAATGCCAGTCTACCAACAGGATGCAGAAGGAAAACAGTTTCGAATTCAATTTGGAGACGGCCACGGTGGTGGAAGCGGAGACGGAGTCACACATTATAATAACAGCCCCGCACTCATTGAAGCAAAGACGCACAATGAGAAGTCTTTTACCGAGCTGGCTGGATCGCTTGAGAGTTGGCGGGCATATCTAATTGGTGAAGGTCATTTTAAGGGAAAGGGAGTTCGTGACGCCAAGCCCGAGCATTTTGTTCAAGCGCAGATCTACATGCGCAAGATGGGTATTGCGAGCTGTCTCTACTTCGCAGTCTGCAAGAACACTGATGATCTTTACATTGAAATCATTACTCTTAATCCCGAACACGCAGACCAGTATATTGATAGGGGTGAGAAGCTGATACAAACAACGACACCCCCACCCCGAATCAATAACTCGCCTGGCTTCTGGAAGTGTACATGGTGTGAACATAAACCCGTCTGTCATATGAAGCGAGATCCTGATCGGAATTGCCGTACCTGCAAATATGCTCAAGTCGGCTCGGCAGCAACTTGGCACTGTACTCATCCTACTGAACGTGCTATACTTAGCGTAGAGAAACAATTAGTAGGTTGTCCGATGTACAAAATGGCAGAGTATTACAGATGAAGAAACCCTTCACCGATCGCCAGTACCAGACCGAGGCTGTTCAAAGTATCTGGGCATACTTTGAAACCCATACTACTGGCAATCCTATCATTGCAATGCCTACCGGCAGCGGGAAGACGATTGTTAACGCTCGCTTCCTTGAAGAAATCTTTCGTAGGTTTCCATTCCAAAAAGTAATGCTGTTGACTCACGTTAAGGAATTGATTCAACAGAATTATGATAAGCTATTAGTCTTGTGGCCCGACTCCCCTGTTGGAATCTACAGCGATGGACTTGGACAAAAGAATTCCAGACAGTCCATTACAATAGGCGGTATTGCTTCTGTGTGGAGACAGCCGCAACTCTTTGGGCATGTGGACTTAGTCATCATTGATGAGGTTCATCTAGTTAGTCAGAACGGTACTACAATGTACCAGAAGTTTATCAAGGCGCTAGCCAAAGTTAACCCAAACATCCGTGTCATTGGACTCACCGCTACCCCTTGGCGTATGGGGCATGGAAAGCTAACTGATCCCTATCTAGAGAAAGACGGATCACTAACACCAAGTCTCTTTACAGATTTCTGTTTCGACATTACAAACTATCAAAGTTTCAACCGGTTGATCGCAGAGGGCTATCTTGTCCCGCTGATCCCGAAGAAACCAAAGACCGAACTTAACGTAGATGGAGTTCATCTCCGTGGTGGCGAGTTCGTTGAGAAGGAACTGCAAATCGCAGTCGACAAACACGAAGTCACCGTAGCAGCAGTTACGGAAGCTATCGAGCTTGGTAAGGATCGTAAGAAATGGTTAGTGTTCGGAGCGGGTATTGAACACGCGGAACACATTACCGAGATCCTAAACGAGATGGGAGTCTCTGCAAAATGCGTTCACAGCAAACTCGATAAGTCAGAACGCGATAAGGTAATTGCAGACTTCCGAGCGGGACGAATCCGTGCGATAGTCAATAACAACATTCTGACCACAGGGTTCGATGATCCAGCAGTCGATATGATTGTTGTGCTGCGGCCAACTATGTCCACGGTGCTGTGGGTTCAAATGCTTGGACGCGGCACACGACCAATCTATCCTAAGGGACACAACAGCGATACGATAGAACAGCGTATTGAAGCGATCAAGGTCAGCGGCAAACTGGACTGCCTAGTTCTAGACTACGCTGGTAACACACGCCGCCTGGGGCCCATCAATGACCCTGTGATTCCCGAAGGCCCCAAGTCCCGCGGAACGCGCCCCGCCCCAGTTAAGCTCTGCGATGTATGTCAGACCTATGTCCACGCTAGTCTGCGCATCTGCCCCCATTGTGGCAACGAGTTCCACATCCAACTCAACATTGTGCAGACCGCAAGTTCTGTCAGTCCATTGAAGGGTGAGCTACCAATCACAAAGGTATTCAAAGTAGATCACATCACTGCAATGCGCCACGAGAAGATTGGAGGCGGTTCCGTATCGTTGCGCGTCTCATACTACTGCGGACTAAAGATGTACACCGAGTTCGTAACGTTTGAGAATAGCAACGCCTTTGCTCAACGCCGTGCGCGAGCTTGGTGGAAGACACGAATGCACAATCCGAACGCATTAATTCCCGCCACAGTGAACGAGGCTCTCGCGCGCCTCGAAGAAGTCAATCACCCAACGCACATCCGCGTCTGGGTTAACAAGGCTCCCTATCCAGAGATCATGGCCCTCTGCTTTGATGGCACTGCTTTTGGAACGGAGGAGATGTCAGACGTGGTTCCCGAGATTTCAACCTCCCTGACAACTGCAACGAAGGCTCCCGAAATCGAAATCCCATTCTAACGGAGTAAAGACTATGCCTTTCAAACTGACTAAAACTGAAGAAACAGAATTCGAAAAACTGAAAATGGATCTCACTAACAAATATGGTGAGGTGGAAGTAACTGTCAGTGAGTATAATGAAGAGACAGAAAAAGTTAAAGCGGCTGTTGATACCGCATTGGCTACCTATAATGCATCTCTTGCTGAGTTCCGTTCATTCGTAGATAAGATTGCCTCGGAACGACGCGACGAATATGACGAGAAGTCTGACGGTTGGAAAGAAGGGGATAATGGATCCACTGCCGAGGAGTGGGTCTCTACCTGGGAACAAGCCGATCTCGAAGACGCAGCTATTACTTTTCCTGACGATCTAGAACTTGAATTCGACAATCACGCTGATACTGATCTGCCCATCGAGCCCTAACTCGGCTTGCATCTTGTAGGGAATCATGCTATGCTTGTGGTGTTC